GACCCTTGTCCGGCTTCAGGTTGACGCTACCCGGTAGGCGGAAGTTGCGAACCGGATTGATCGCGCCAGGGTCACTGTAGCCGGCCTCGGCAATCGCGCGAATGGCGGCGCTGTACGCTGCTTTGGTCGGCTGATCCTCGGGGTCGAAGGCGTAGCCCCACTGATACGATCCGGGCGACGTCTCCATGATCCAAGTCGGCGGGACAGGCGAGGCGCGCGGTGCCTTGGTGGGCTCGCCCACGTCGTCCAGCACCATCACCAGCACATAGTCGACATTGGCCGCGCTCGCAGACGGGCGACCCTGCTCAAATCGGTCGATGACGAACGACCCGGTATTGCCGTACCAGGCGCCCTCACGCACCCGCGACAGGTCCGGCAGCATGGCCGGCCATGACGCCTTCAAGGCGCCGTCAGCGTGGTACTGCAATTCGCCGTTTGCGTCACGGCGTGGCTTCTGGCGCACAAATAACGCTGTCTCGCCCTCTGGTGCGAGGTCGATGATATACTGCTCGAAATTCATAGCTTCTCCTGCGCCCGCCTGCCAGCGGGCGTTTTTATTTATCAGCCACCAAACCCAGCACATGAAGTTTTCTATCTGCTGCGTTTTCTTTGGCCGTTCCGTATTTCAAATTTGACAGCCGATTATTCATCTCATCTCCATCAAGATGACGAATTTGACATGTGCCGTCTAATTCCGGTCTGTCACCTTCAAAAGCTAACATTACTAACTCATGTACATAACGAGTTTTTGTGATGCCAGCTTTTGACAACTTCACGCTCAAATACTTTCCGCTTACAAACTGTTTGATGTCTCTCCCTTTGTAGACCATTCCCTTATGTCGGCCATACGGCACGCTTCGCGTCAACGAGCGAACGTCACCGTAGTTGCTGACTTCATAAAACCCTTCATAGCCCGGCACGGAAGCCCATAGCAACATCACGTCACCCCTTTCCATATCGAGTCATTACTTCAGCTTTTACATCAAGCGGCAACCCCACCGCCCATGCCGGCGGGGTCACCATGATACGCTCAAGCTCGGCCCGCACCCGTTCAGGTTCAGCCGTCTCGATCACGATCTCGTCATGCACTGTGGTCACGGCCTTCAGGCCCGCCTTATCGGCCTCACGCAGCGCATACCGAAGTAGGCAGTGAGCGCTTGCCTGTGTCACATTCTCGCAGGCGAGCCCGCCCCACAAGCGCGCTCGCGGCCACTCGGTCGCGTCAGCCGCAGGTTTCCATGACGCCTTGGCATAGGTCAGGTGCTCGCCCTCGAACTTGGCAAACGGGTAGCAGAGCACGCGCCCGCTGGGCAGCATGTACCAAAGATGCTGTTTGTCGTAGACATAGGTTATACGGCCCGCCGTGAACTCATGGCCGGGGTGCCGCATCGCGGACATGTACGCGCGCTCAAGGTCTTGCCAGAACATCACGGCCCACGGGTTCGCACGGCGCCAGGCGTCGACGATCCGACGGGCCTGCGCTTCTTCAAACCGCACGCCATAGCCCCGACCCATCGCAGCGAACGCGCCGGTGCTACCGCCGAACCCGAGCGCCAACTCTTGCACCTTGCCGACCTGGCGCTGCTCGTCGGTGACGTCCTCATACCGCACGCCGTAGGTCGCAGCGGCGTTGACCTTGTACGGGTCAAGGCGCTGACGGAAGATGTCGAGCTTGGCTTCCGCGCCGCATAGCCACGGATTGACCCGGCCCTCGATGGCCGACCAGTCGGCGACGACAAACGAATGATCGGCCACCAGCGCGGGGCGCAGCATCGATTTCAGGGCGTCGGTGACCCGCTTTCCGAACCGAGGCACGACAGCGTGGCCTCGAACGAGGGCGTGTCGAAGTTCAACGGGCTCTTTGGCGGATTTTCGTGGAAAGTTGTGGACCTGCGCGCCATAACTCGCAGCGCGGCCTGTCGCTGCGCCTCCAGCAAAAACAAATGCGCCTCGCACACGCTGATCTTCATCATCAGCCAGCGACGCGAGGCGGCCAAACTTTGCAGTGCTCGACGCCCAGAGGTCGTCGGCGCATTGGATGACCTCGGCAACAGCGGGCGGTACCTCATCAGGATTCTCCATCGCAAGCAGGTTCGCTCGCACGGTCTTGTCTATCGAGTCTTTGTCTTTTGATCGGGCGAGCTTGCGCGCCTCCGGCCCAAGCCGCTCTAGCACCCACTGGCGCATCTTAGGCGACCGCACGGACGTTACCGCGCCCTCGGTCAGCTCAACAACCCGCGCCTCGATCTCGACCCGCTCAGCCTCGCTGTAGCGCATGGCGGCGTGGCACAGGTCAACGTCCACCTTAACGCCTCGGTCGTTAATGCGCTCGTTGACGTGGTAGTCGGCCAGCTCTTCGGGCGACAGCTCGCGCAAGCTCTTACTGATCGCGCGCATGGCGCGCACGTCCTGCTTGCAATATTCGAAGAGCGCGGCCAAGTCGTCGGCGGTGTGCTTGAACGGTGGCAGGCAGCACTTCCTGACCAATGCTGCGCCCTTGTGGTCCTTCTTCATGCTGGCGCCCGCGAACCGCCCGACGTCTTCAAGGCTACCAGGCGCGCAGTTCGACCGCGCTTGCGCGGCGGTGCAGTAGAACTGCTCCAGCGCCGGCTCCGGCAGGTCAAGATCGGGGCAGAGGACGTACCAAAGAATCAGCCGGTCAAAGGCGGCGTTATGGACTCGTATTTGGCCCTCGTTCGCAAAGTGATCGCTGACGCGCTGCGGAAACGGCTGACCTGGCGTCCATAGGTCTACTTCTTCATCGTCAAAAGCATACGCGAGACACAGCACTTCCGTTGATGCGTCTCTTGCATAGTTATATGGCCCTCGCGCCCTAAGATCGCAGCGGCTGCGCGTTTCGCTGTCAAGCCAAATCATACTTCACCTTAGTGTATTGAATGCCCGTCTTTCCGGGCTGTCCGCAGGCTCACGGTGCGGAGGAGACAGACAGTGGCACCGCGCCTGCTGCCGGTGTTAGACGCCACCGCCGGCTGGGCGTCACCACATCAAGCTGCGTGTAGATGCGTCCATACGACTTATGCTGATAGTGATCCTTGCCCAGCGTCACGATCGGCACGGGGCGCTCGGGATCCTTCTCCACCTGCGCCGCGATTGCCACGGCAAGCGTCTGCACGGCGCGCTTACCGCCTACTGACGTCGTGGTGTAGCGGCACTCAAGACCCGCGTCCTCGCCAGACAGGCACTTCAGCATAAGCCCTACCTGCTGCTCCCAGCCCTTCTTCGCGCTTGGGGGCGCGGCGTCGAGCTCTGGCAACGGTTGGGTCACAGACGACATCTTCTCGGCCAGCACCTCACCGTCGCCCCACGCGATGAAGCCGTGGACAAACGAGAAGGGGTTGACCGCCCAGCGGGCGTCGTCTTCAGCTTCGGTCTGATCCGCGCCATAGACCCAATGACCCGTCTTGTCCATCTTGATGATGGCCGACGACATGGGCGCTACGGTTTCCAGCGTGCGAAGGCTGGTGGCGAGCGTTTGAACAGCGGGAAGACCAGCAGATGCGAACTTTACGAGATTGGACATGACTTTTCCTTAGAGAAGTTTAGAGAGGGCCGCAGTAAGCTGCTGCCCGATTAGCACCTTCGCAGGCCGGGGATCACTCTCCGGTGCAATGGTGTCGCCAGAACTGACAGAAACCGTCAGACCCTCGGGCAGTTTGAGCTTGTGCGTCTTCAGCACCTTCTCAACCTGCGCGGGAGACTTCAGGTCCATCAATTCAGACTCCGCAACGCCCAGCGCCTCAATCGCGCGCTTAGCGTCTTGTTCGTTGGCCCATGAGCGCTGCGCGCGCTTCGGTACAAGTTTATACCCCGGCACCTGGCCGCCTTTCTCAAGCACCGCGAGCGCCGCCTTACGCGCGGCGTCGATGACCGCCTCAACCCGCTCAGCGTCTTGCAGGATAGCAGCAATCGCCTGTATTGGCAGCGCGTCAAGCTCCGCCTTGACCAGACGGTCGCGTGCGCCGTTCATCGCCGGGCAGATGATCTTCGCCGGGCACCACTTGCAGTGCTCGCCCGCGTGGGGCGCGGTGTCGCGCTCGGCAGCGGCAAGGGCCATGCGCAGCTCATGCTCGAACTCGCGCAGACGCGCCTTGTCGGTCACCCAGCGCCGCACGACCGGCGGCTGCACGATGATGAGCTCAACGAACGTCCGGTCACGGAACGCCCAATGGTCGCACGACAACGCGGCAGCGGCGTAGAAGAGCAACTGATAGTTCTCTTCCGCCGTCACCTGGTGCCCGTCGCCGGTCTTCCAATCGAGCACGTACGCGGTGTCTTTGTCGAGCACGCCAATCATGTCGACGGTACCGAACACGTCGGGGTTCCAGATGTAGTGGACGCGCTTCTCAAGATCGAAGAGCGCCTCGCCGTGCGGGTCGACCTCGTCGTCAAACAGATCAAGCGCCTCCAGCACCTTCTCGTCGTCGATGTTGCGCGAGTCGATCTGGTCTTCCAACACTGCTTGCAGCAGCTCATGCCGCCGTGTGCCCTCGCGCATGTCTTCGTTTTCGTCTTGCGCGGGCATTTGCTGCGCCAGCTTGACGCTGGCGGGACATTTGATAACGCGCTCGGCGGACGACCCGCCTACGATTTTAGAGTGGCTCATGGCTGCCCCACGCTAACACGACCGCCAACACCGCGCGACCACAAAAAGTCCACGCTCTCAACAGCGCCCAGCGCCAGCAAGTCCGCCGCCGTGTACAGCGTCATGTTGTGGCGCGGGTAGCCGGGGCCAACAAAGATATCTTTGTTGCGGTAGTGCGGCACGTGGGTGACCCCGCGCAACACGTACACCGTTTGCTGGTGCGTCTGCACCTGTCTGTTCTGGTCCATCAAGTTCACTTCAATCTCCTAGAGTTGACTAACGGAAACCGCATGGTATACCATTGCTTTGAAGTTTGCAACGGTCTAAACTTTGAAACATGCGGGAGATCAAAAATTTTAGAGCGCGACATAGAGAGATACCTGGTGCGCCGGGTAAAGGACATCGGTGGCGTGGCGTACAAGTTTGTCTCGCCCTCGAACCGTGGCGTGGCGGACAGGCTGGTGGTGCTGCCGCAGGGCGTGGTGTGGTTCGTTGAGGTGAAGAAGGAGAACGGTCGCTTGTCGACATTGCAGAACATCTTCATCGCAGAGATGCAAAGACTACAGCAGAACGTGCGTGTGGTCTGGTCGAAAGAAGACGTGGATCAACTGATTAAGGAGATGACGGAATGAGCTATGAAGAACAGCGAGCAATTTTGATTCAGTACCTGCAAGTGATGATCGCACGATGCGACTGGCACGGCGTCGCGGACGTGGCGATGGACTTGCGCGAGATGGAAGCTGAACAGCGTGGTGCGAAATGAACCGCGACGACATCATCAGGATGGCGCGGGAGGCTAACGTTTGGATCGTTGGTCGAGATCCTTACCCGGCCCAACTTGAACGCTTCGCCAAAGCCATCGAACAGCACCTGTCATACGACAGCATCCACACCTGCCACGACAAGTGCCAGCGTCCTGCGTGTGTAGCGGTGCGTGAGGCAGTCAGGGCCGAACGTGAGGCGTGTGCAAAGGTGTGTGATGACTGGCCCAATGGCCGTGACGATGTGTATTCAATTGGCGAAGCAATCCGAGCACGAGGTGAGAAATGAGCAACGGAGGTCCAGCGTTCCCAACGGGCACGGCATTTCAAGGCATGACCCTGCGCGACTACTTTGCAGCGAAAGCGATGCAGGCACTTCTTGCGGAACCAAAGGTAACTAGAGATTTGATGCTGTATGCAGGAGCTGCTTACGACGTTGCCGACGCTATGCTGGAAGCGAGGGAGAAATGACAGAAGCCTTTTTCATCGGCTGGGCAGTCGGCATTCTCACTGGCTATGTGATCTGGGCACCGGAGACACGGTTCAAGAAGCACTTCGTTGATGGACTGACGTTGCGATTTTTGTGGAGGCGGAGATGAGCATCGAGGTCATGAAGCAGGCATTGGAAGTGTTGGAGCAAATCAACCAACTCAGTATTGGCGAGAACGCTATCGCTTTGCCGGGTGAGATTGACGGAGCGATGGACAACCTCCGCGCTGCCATCGAGCAGCCTCTCAAGATCAACCCATCCGATTGCCATATCCGTGTCGGTGAGGTTTCAGAGCCGATCTCTGTGGCGCGTCAATGGATTGGGCTTACGGATCGAGAAGCAACAGATTTGCTTGATCGGGCGTCGTATACAGGTGTAACGAATTCTTCGTTGTTGCTGATATTGGTTGAGGAAAAACTGAAAGAAAAAAATGCGGCTTAGACCCTACCAAGACGAGGCCGCAGACTTCTTGTTCGCCAACGACCGCGCGATGATCCTGGCGTGGGTTGGCGCAGGCAAGACAGCGACCGCGCTCACGGCCATGAAGGCGATGCTGGACGAGCGGCACGCCAAGCGCTTTCTTGTGCTCGCGCCGCTGCGGGTCGCGCAGTCGGTCTGGCCGGCAGAAGCCGCGCTCTGGGCGCCAGGTCTTGAGATCGCAGTGGCCGTCGGCTCGCCCGCCCAACGGGCGCGAGCGCTTGCGTCTTCCGCGCCAGTAGTCGTCACCAACTACGACAACTTGCTATGGCTGTCGGAGCAAAAGCTCAACTTCGATGCGGTCGTGTTCGACGAGCTGACGCGACTCAAGAACCCGTCAGGCAAACGGTTCAAGGCGCTCCACAAGGTCATCGAGCCCATGCAGATCCGGTGGGGGCTGACCGGCAGCTTCACGTCCAACGGCCTCGAAGACGTCTTCGGTCAGTGCAAGATCGTCGACCAGCAGATGCTGGGCCGCAGCAAGGGCGCTTTCTTGCAGCAATACTTCCACTGCATCAACCGCGACTTCGGCGACTACGTGCCGCTACCAGGCGCGCTTGAGGCGGTCATGCAGCGCATACGCCCGTGGACGTATGTGCTGGAGTCGCATGAGTACCGCGACACCCTGCCGCCGCTGCACACGCTACCGATCAAGCTCCAGATGTCTATGGAGCCCTACAAGACGCTCAAACGCGAGATGGCGCTCATCTACCCT